GTCCACGGCGAGGCTGGAGTTTCACGTACCCTGCCCGCATTGCGGGGGCTTCCAGCCGCTTCGCTGGGGCGGGCTGAAGTGGATGGACCTCCAGGCGGCGCAGCTGCACCTGGCCCTTGCACGGCAGGCGCTGGCTGCGGGTAAACGGGCCTACGCGGTCGATTGGGACGAAAACAGGCGGCAGTGGCGGGAGCCGGTGCGGGAAGGGGAGGAATCGAAGCTGGCCTTCGCGGACGAGGCGGAATTCACCTGGCACGTCGGCTGGCTGGAACGCATGATCGAGCGGCTGTCGGCGGCGGAGGGCCGGGCGGGGCTGGCCGACGTCCTGGCGGTCCACAGGGAGGTCGCGGTGTGGTACGAGTGCCGGCACTGCCGGGGGAGGATCTTCCCCAGGCAGAAGGCGGCGATGGTCCGGGCCGGCCGCTGGACCGGGCCCGAGGGCCACGTGACGGACTGGCAGGGCAATCGCCACCAGGACGCGGAACAAGTCGCCCGCTGGCCGTACGAGACGAGGATCGGCCTTCAGATCTCGGCGTTGGCTTGCCTCTGGATGCACTGGAGCAGGCTGGCGGGAGAGTGGCTGCGGGCCCAGGGCAACCCGGCGGCGCTGTTCTTTTTCACGACGTTCCGGCTGGGGGAGGCATTCGAGTTCCGTACCAGGCGGATCCCGGAAACAGTTCTGACGGCGAAGGTCGCCCGGGCGGAGCTGGACGAAGGGATGGTCCCGCAATGGGCCTGGACGGTCCTGGCCACCATCGATACGCAGACCGACGGCTTCTACGCGGTGGTGCGGGCCTGGGGCGGCGGCATGCGGTCGGCCCGCGTCTGGCACGGGAAACTGCCCAGCTTCGGGGAGATCGACAAGCTGCTCTTCGCGAAGCGATGGCCGGTGGAGGGCGGCGGCTGGCCCCCGATGGCGATCACCAAGGCCCTCATCGACAGCGGCGGGACCGAGGACAGGATGCTGGAGGTCTCGCGGACGCAGCAGGTGTACCTGTACACGATCCCGCGGCAGCCGGCGGTGATCGCGATCAAGGGCGCCCGCAGGGCGCGGGCGGGGTTATTCTGGCCGATGAGAAACCCGATGTCGGGCGGCGGCAAGGTGGAGTTGACGGACCTGCGGGCGCTGCTGGTCGACACGCATCAGGCCAACGACCTGCTGGCCGAGATGATCACGGCGGGACTGCCGAGCCAGGAGCCGCGGGCCGAAGGGCCGGCGGCCGAGCAATGGCTCCTGAATAAGCGGCCCGACGCCGAGTACGAGGCGCACATGGCGGCGATGCAGCGGACGGTGGACCCGCGGACGCGGGCGGAGATATGGACGCCCCGGGCGCCGACGGTCCGCCACGATTACCGCGACTGCGAGGCCTACCAGGTGATCGCCGCGTATCTCACGGGCGTGCATCTCCTGCCGGAGGAGGCGGAGGTGATGGAGTGGAAGCGACAGCAAAAGACGATCGCGGAAACCAGGCCGCAGGCCGGCCCGTCCCCAGGCGGGGACCCGTGGGCCGTGCGGCCGCTTTGAGGACAGCTCCAACCCGTACGGGTGGAGGCCTCGGCAAGACTGGAGAAAACGATGACGGATGACAAGGACGGACGCACGGACGCACGCACGGAGGCAACCAGACTGGACGGCCAACGCATCAAGCGGCTCACCGCGGCGGCCCTGAATGAGGCGCTGGCCCGGAAACGATGCAGCCATTGCGCGACCCGCGGGGCCTGGACGGTGTACTCCGAGGAGAGCAAGGGAAAAAGGGTGCGATACGTCCGGTGCCGCGGCTGCGGACACACCGACAAGGTCCCGGTGATGGCCAAAGAAGAGGCCGGCGATGAAACGCAAACGCCCCAGACGTGATGCGTCAGGGATAAGCGTGGCGCTGACGAGACTGGCCGTGCCGATCGGCAGCCTGCGGAATGACGAGGCCAACGTCCGCCGCCACCCGGAGCGGAACATCGAGGCGATCAAGGCCAGCCTGCGGGCGTTCGGGCAGCAGGCCCCGGTGATCTACGTGATCCGCGGCGGGCGGCGGGTCGTGATCAAGGGCAACGGCGTCCTGGCGGCGGCCAGGGCGTTGGGCTGGAAGCGACTGGCGGCGGCGCCAAGCCGGCTGGCCGGGCCGGACGCCGCGGCCTTCGCCATCGCCGACAACCGGACCACCGACCTGAGCGGGTTCGACGAGGAGCAGCTCGCCGCGCAGCTCCAGGAACTGGAGGAGACGGAGTTCGACGTCTCCGCCGCCGGCTTCGACGAGGATGAAATTCAGGAGCTGCTTGACCGGGTGGAGGACCCGCCGGGCAGGCCCTTGACACAAGGCGTCAAGGGCGGGGCGGCCTCCAGGCGGCGGGCGGAGCGGAGGACGCTGTTCGTGGCCGGGCACCTGACCTTCGAGGTCCCGCGGCGGCAGTTTGAGCGATGGCTCTCGGGGCTGGAGGCGAAGGTGGGCGAGGATCCCGACCGCCTCCTGGCCGAGATCAAACGCCGACTGAATCTTGTCGGCGGGACGTAACTTCCCGCGGGCAATAGGACGAGCGCCGTTCCCATGGTTCGGGGGCAAGTTCCGGGTCGGCGATTCGTAAGTTGCGGGATAGCCGTGGATTAGGCCGAATTGTTCGCAGCGGCGGCGAGCGGGGAGCCGAAATAAATTTTGCCTTCGGTAACTCAGGGGAAATACACGGGTTGCGCCGATCGCTCCAGCGTCGAAATGAATGTTGTTACTACGGCGTAGTAAACAGCCCCTGGTCCGAGAGGCCCGAGCGCGCCGAAGATGGCAACGGATGCCGCTCACGTTGGCACAGATCGACGAGCTGCTCGCGGCCGCATACGCCGCGATCCACGTGGGGGAACTCTCATTCACCGCCGCCGGCGGCCGCCAGGTCGCCTTCCATTCACTCGACGCGTTCACGCGATACATCGACTGGCTGGAGCGGGGACGGGCCCAGGTTGTGGGCGAGGCCGCCGCCGCGAGCGGTGACCCGGCCTCCGCGGCCCCCGTGGTCCGGTTCCAGGAGGCGCGGCCATGAAACCGACCAGGCTGGTCTCCGCGGCCGCGGGCCTGCCCTTGACACAAGCTGTCAAGGGCCTGCCGGGCCGCCTGTTGGCCTCGCTGGCGGGGCTGGCGGGGAGATTCGCGGGTGCGACGCTCGCGGGGTTTTCCGGCGGCTACAACAGCGGCTATTGGGGGACGTACCACGACGCCGCCCGACGCGACTCGACGACGGCCGACTGGCGGGCGAGACTCGCCAGCGCGGATGAGGCGATCCTGGAAGATCTCGACGTGATGCTCGCGCGGAGCCGCCTGGAGATCGCCAACAACGGCTACGCGGCGTCGATCCAGGGCGCCTACCGCAGGTATGTGGTCGGCGGAGGCATAACCGCACGGTCAAGCGCCCGCCATCCCGAGACGGGCGAGATGCTCAAGAGCTTCAACGCCCAACTCGACGCCGTCTGGGAGGAGTACGTCTGGGAGCCGGACCTCTGCGACGCTGAGGGCACCAAGACCATGCCGGAAAAGCAACAGGTCTGGATGAACGAGCTGCTCGCCGCCGGCGGCGTCTTCGTCCTGCGAAACTACGCCCCCTCGCGGTACGGCGTCGGCCTGGTGCTCCAGGAAGTGGAGTATGAGCAGCGCGACTGCACGGTCAGCCAATACCAGGGCAGGGCCGTGCGCGGCGGCGTGGAGGCGGATGCTTACGGCCGCCCGACGGCCTATCACCTCTACGAGGCCGGCCACCCGCTGGATGACCTGGGGACGAAGCCCACGCGCGTGCCGGCCGAACGTTGCTGCCACATGTACCGCCAGGACCGGGTCCGGCAGCGGATCGGGGCGCCGTGGACCCGGCCCGTGCTGGCCCGCCTGCGTCAGCTTGCGATGTATGAGGCGTACACGATGATCCAGGCCCGCACGCGGGCGGCCTATCCCGGCTTCATCAAGCAGCAGGCGGGGACTGGGCCGCTGACGCCGGCGGTGGTCGCCAGGCAGTTCAGCGCCAGCCAACAGGCGGAGGCGGCGGCCGACGGGGCGGGGGAACTGCGGATAAACATCACCCCGGGCGTGATGCCCGTGCTGAAACCCGGGCAGGAGCCGTACTTCCCGGCGCCCTCGGTCCCGGACACCATGTTCCCGCCGTTCGTCCTGGAGCAGCTTAAGGGCATATCCGCCGGCTGCGGCCTCGACGTGGCGACCGTCGCGCGATGGTACGCGGATGGCAATTTCTCGTCCCAGCGGCAGGCGAAGCTGGACGTCTGGGCCGAGGTCGATTGGATCCAGGACCTGCTCTTCGTCCACAAGATCATGCGGGTCGTGCGGCGGGAGTTCGTGGAGCTGGCCATCCGCGAGGGGCGAGTCTCCGCGACGGGGTACGACCTGTCGGACCGCTGGCGGCGGGCGTACCTGATGACCAACTGGCAGGGACCGCCGAAGATCTCGATCGACGAGATCAAGGACGAGGCGGCGTGGGATATGCGGTTTAAATCCCTGCGGGCCAGCCCGCAGGAGTACTGCAACGAGCGGAGCAAGGACCCGCGCGACGTGCTCTCCGAGTGGCGGGAGTTCCTGGACATGGCGCGGAATGAGTACGGCCTGGGCGACATGATCGACCGGTACTTCGGCTCGGGGCTGGCCAACCGCCCGCGGGAAGGCCAGAAACCGGCCCAGGAGCCGTTCCGGCCGGGCGAGGGACGGGGAGACGGCGGTGACGGGGACGGGGGCCTGGCGGGGATCGTGGGCCGCGAGGCGGTCCTCCGGGCGCTGCTGGAAGAGGATTCCCCTGCCGGGAGCAGATCATGGCGATGAGACACAATTCCAATCTGGCCGACAGCGAGCCGGCCTGGGGCGACGTGGACAAGACCAGGCTGCCGAGGGCCGCCTTCGCCGACGGCGGAGAGCCGGACGCCAAGAGCACCTGGGGGTACCCGCATCATTGGGTCCAGGACGGCGGCGACCTGGATGAGGACGGGATCTACACCAGCGGGACGATGTACCTCCACCGCGGCGGCCTCAACGCCGCGTGGAGCGCCGCCCAGGGCGGGCGATCAGGCGAGAAGGCCTCGGCGGCGATCACCAGCCACCTCCAGGCCCACCGCCGGGCCGTCGGCGAGGAGAGCGAGTCGCGGGGGCGCGGCCGGGCCGAGGTTTCCCTGGTCCAGGCCCAGACGACGCCCGCGGAGATCACCGTCGAGGACGCCGGGGGCGATCTGGGCGGCGGAGTGATCGGCAACGTCGCCGTCCTGACGGTGGGGATGGCGCTGCCGCACCGGCGGGACCCGTTCGAGATCGACCGCGTGATGCTCCAGCAGACGGTGGACTCCATCAATGCGCAGGCGGGCGGCGTCAAATGCCGCATCAGCCACCCGGAACTCCGTGACGGCCCGTTCGGCGGGCTGACGGACAGCATTTTCTATCTCGTCGGGCGGTGCCGCGCAGCGCGGCTCGTCGGCGAGCAGGTGCGGGCGGACGTGCACCTGGGCCAGTACGCCGACAGCGGACCCCAGGGCCGGGCGGGAACCTACCTCCGCGGCCTGGCGCGCCAGGACCCGGCGGCGATAGGGATGTCGCTGCGATACTTCCCGGCCGAGTCGATCCAGCGAGAGGGCCAGCCGCCCCTGGGGCGGATCCAGCAGGTGACCGCCTGCGACTTCGTGGGCGAACCGGGCGGGAACCCCAGCGGACTCCTGGCGGGCAGCACAAAGAGACAAGGCGCCGGCGATGGACCGCCGGGCGAAACGTGGCCTCCACCCGCACGGGTCGGAGACCTCACCAGAAACGACGGAGAAACGGACATGAACAAGCGACAACGCAAATACCTGCACCAGGTCGGGCTGGCGGCCGGCGCCAGCGACCAGCAGGCCGATGAATTCGCGGGCAAACTGACCGCGGAACAGCGGGAGATCTACGACGCCCTGGCCGGGAAGGCGCCGACCGCGGCAGCGACCGCAGGCGGGACGCCTGCGGCACCAGGCGCGGCGCCGACCGCAGGCGGGACGCCTGCGGCACCAGCCGGCGGCGCCGAGAACGTCAGCGACGAGACGCGACGCCGGATCGGGGCGGAGGCCCTGGCGGCGGACCATAAGCGCCGCGAGGAGATCATCTCCCTGGCCAAGGCGGCCGAGATGCCGGCGGGCTGGGCCGAGGGCCTGGCCGACCGCGGCGTGACCTTGGCGCATGCGCGGGAACTCATCGAGTTGGCCGGGAGCATGACGCTGCTGAGGGCGGCGGCGGGGACCGACGGCATCCGGGTCGGCGAGGATCGGAACCTCGCGACTCTCTCCGTGGGGATGGAAGACGCGATCTGCCTGCGGGCGGGCGCGCCCCTGCTGGAGATGCGCGGGGACGAGATGGTCCGCGACGAGCTCGGGCGGCCCAAGACGCGAGCGCCCCACGAACGGGCGCTGCGGTGGCGATCACTCTCGATCGGGGACATGGCCCGCGAATACCTATCGAGCATGGGCATACCGGATGCCCGGATGCTGGGGATCGACCAGGCGGTCAAGCTGGCGATGGACCGCCGATCGCAGATCCAGCTCGGCGTGCCGGTGGCCCTGGCGATGGGGACGAGCGACTTCACGTCCATCCTGGCGAACACGCTGGGCAAAAGCCTGCGGGCGTTCTACGAGCTGGCGCCGATTACCTGGCCGCTGTTCTGCCAGAAAGAGACCAACCCGGACTTCAAGATCCGGGCGATCACGGCCCTGTCGGAGGCGCCGTCCCTGCTGCTCACTGAGGAGGGCGGCGAGGTGCGGTACGCCGTGTTCGTGGACAACGGACGAAACATCCGGGTGGTGAAGTTCACCCGCGGCACCAAGATCACGCGCGAGGCGATGGTGAACGACGACATGGGCGTCTTCCGAGCCATCCCCCAACAGTACGGACGCCGCGGCAAGGACAAGGAAGACGACGTGGCCTACGCGCTCGTCAACGCCAACGGGACGATCGACGGCGGGTTGCTGTTCAATTCGACGGCGGTCACGACCCCGGGCGGGCACGCGAACCTGTCAATCGACCCCCACGCCCCCGACGTGACGCGCCTGGACGCCGCATACGGGGCGATGGGCGTGCAGCGCGGGATGCTTTCCACCGTGGAAGCCGACCAGGGCCCGGCGCACCTCAACCTCACGCCGACCGTGATGCTCGTGCCCCACGCCCTGCGCGGGACCGCCGAGCAGCTCATCAACGTGAGGGACATCGTGCAGCCCAACCGGTACAAGGGCCAGCTCGTGGTGGTGCCCAACGCCAGGCTGGATGCGGCCAGCGCGGCGGCGTGGTACCTGGTGGCCCCGCTGACGCCGCCGGCGGAGATCGCCGGGGCGCCGATGGGCGTCAACACCATCGCCGTCTGCTTCCTGGAGAGCCAGCAGGCCCCCGTGGTCCGGCAGGAGCAGGATTTCGCCACGCTGGACATCAAGATCGCCTGCGAGCACATCGTCGCGGCCTACGTCATCGACTGGCGCGGCATGTACATGAACGCGGGCGTGTAAGGCGCAGACCTGACCGCCCGTACGGGCGGCACCAAATGAGGGGGGCGCCACCCGCCGGCGTGGATGGCGGGCGCGAGACGGGCCGCGAAATGCCCGGAGACAGAGAAAGGACCCCCCGTAGGGGGCACCACAGGAGATTCGCACATGAGCGCAACGTATCGAGGCGAAGGCAAACGGGTGCGTTACTACAACGGCGGCGGCACGACCATCGCCGGCGGCACGCCCGTCCCACTCAACGCCCAGTTGGGCGTGACGCTGGTCGACATCCTGACCCTCTGCTGGGGGATGCTGGAGGTCGAGGGCGAACATGAGCTGGCCGCCACCAGCGGCGACAGCTGGGCGGTCGGCGACATCCTGTACTGGAATGCCGGCACGGCCAAGCTCACCAGCACCGCACAGGCGCTGCTGGCGGGCCACGCGACGCGGGCCAAGACGGGCGGCCAGACCACGGCCACGGTGAAACTGGGCCGGACGGTGCTGAACGCGAGCATCGCCGACGCCCTCGTGGCCAACTCGATCGCGGGCGGCGACTCCAGCCTGGATATCGCCGGGTTGGGAGCCGCCCAGGGCGGAGTGGTCGCGGTCGCCGGGGGCACGAGTGCCACGGCCGGGAATGCCGGCGGCGCTGCGACCCTGGCAGGCGGCATCCCTGGCGCCACCGGCGCCGGCGGGGCTGCAAGCGTTGCGGGCGGCATCGGCGGGGCGACCAGCGGCACCGGCGGCGCGGCGAGCGTGGCCGGCGGCGCAGGGACCAACGGCAACGCCAACGGCGGGGCGGCCAACCTGCTGGGCGGCAATGCCCACGGCTCCGGGACGGACGGCGTCGTCAACGTCGGGACGTCCAATACCTCCGCGGTCAACGTCGCCGCGACCAGCATCCCGACGAATATCGCCGGGCCGATCACCGCGGGTGTCGGGGGGTCGACCCTCGCGGACGGCAGCACCTACGCGGACGCGGCGGCACTGCCGGCGGGAACGGCACCGGTCTATCCGACCACCGGCGCCGACGACGCCAAGGGCGTCATCATCAACGCCGCGGACAAGGTGACGGGCCGCCTGCTCCTCATCGGAAACGGCGTGTCCAACAAGATCCTGAAGGTGTACGGGCCCTCGGGCGCGGTGATCAACGGCGCAGGGGCCAACGCGGCCTTCTCATCGGCCAGCGGCAAGGGCGTCATCGCCGTCTGCCTGTCGGGCGCCGGCAACACCTGGCTGATGTGGTAAGAGCGCGGTGGCGCAGGCGTGGTGGCCACAGGCCTCCGGCCTGTGGATGTAATTACGACCGCAGGCGGGCCCTTGACACCTTGTGTCAAGGGCGGGACGCCCGCGCCAGCGACGCCCGTGGCACCAGGAATCGCGGCGCGCGGGAACGGAGTCCCCCGGGCGCGGGCCGGAGGCCGGGCGGAACGGATGCCGCCCGGCCGAAAGGCCCCGGAATAATAAGACGGTGGCGCGGGCGTCTCGCCCGCGCGCAGGAACACAGGCGGGACGCCTGTGTCACCCGGGACGCCTGTGCCACCCGCAACACGGAACAAGGAAACGAACGATGCGCGAAGAAATGAAACGGACCTGGCTGCGGACCGTCGCGGCCCTGGGCGTGTTCTGCCTGATGGTCCTGCTCCTGTCGCTCCCTTGCGGCTGTTCCAACGCCGCCATCGACACGCGATATATCCGGACGGACCAGGCGGCGAGCACCCAGGGGCCGGAGAGGCAGGACGCCATCGATGAGCGCTCGCGGACGATCACTATCCAGAAAGCCGCGGTGAAACCATGAGCGTGACCAGGAGACAGATCATTATCGCGACGTGGGCGATCAGCATCCTGATCGCTTTCGCGGTCGGCTGGGGCCTGCGAGGAGCCGCGGAAACGCCGCGCGTCAAGGGCGGCCCTGATCTAGTCGATCTCGTCGCCCACCTCCAACCGGGCGACACGCTCACGATGACCGAGACCAGAAAGAGCGGCGGCGCCTACGCGCGGGGCGAGACGGAGACGGGGGCCTCCCGGCAGATTGCCGCATCGGACAAGGGCGCGTACGCGCGGGGGCTTTCCTGGTGGGGCCTGGGTGGCCCGGAGGCCGCCAGCCAGCACCAGGGGATGAAGATCGCCGATGGCGAGTTCACCGGGGGTTCCCACCGCGGCACGGGCATACTGGAACGCTGGTGGTCGTGGTTGAAGTCGGTCTTCTGGGTCGCGGCGTTCGGCCTGGTCGCCCTGCTGGTGCTCTCGTTCATACCGGCGACGAGGGGCGTCGCGACGGCCATCCTGCGCGGCGCGGCGGCAATCGTGCCGATCGTCGGCAGCACCGTCGAGGCGACGATCTCCAGGTTCACTGCGGTCAAACCCCTGGAACAGGTCGTGGACGGCGGCGAGGAGTTCAAGGACGCCGTCGCCAAGCTGCCGCAGCGCCTGGCGACGGAGCCGGGCGAGGCCTACACCGTGGGGCAGAAGGCCGAGATCAAGCGGCTGTTCCAGGACGCCCACGGCGAGGCGCAGAAGGGCAACACGCCCACGATCGTGAAGGCCATCACGGGTTGAGGGCGTGAAAGCGGTGGCGGGCCTGAGATAGACGGACCGCGGGCAAGATGCCCGCGACACAACGCGGGCGGGACGCCCGCGACACAGCGCCCGTACGGGCGACACGTTGAAGGACGGCGGCCATGGCGGACCTGAAGTGGCTGGCGCTGGTGGCGGGATTCGCCTCAAGCCGCGGCGATGAGGGCCGCGCGGCCGTGGACCTGGTCGAGCGGATGAAAAGATCGGAGTTCTGGATGCTGGCGTACACGCAGTTCGTCACGGGGGCCAGCGATCAAGTGGTCGGCCTGCTGCTGAAGCAGGCGGAGATCGAGACGCGACTGGGCCAAACCGCAGGCGAGACGCCTGCGGCACCCACCACAGGCGAGACGCCTGCGGCACCCACCACAGGCGGGACGCCTGTGCCACCCGGGACGCCTGTGCCACCCGAGACGGCTGCGGCACGCGGAGCGGGACATGAACGATAAGGGCAGATCGGCGCTGTGGGAGCTGGTGAAGCTGGGCGCCTCCGCCGGGTGCGTCCTGGCGGCGGTCGCGATCGCCTTCCAGTCCACGCGGTCGGCGACCGCGGGGAATACGGTTTCGATTGGGGAGGACCGGGCGGCCATCCGCGGCCTCCAGGGCCAGATCGAGGCGATGAAGGACGCGATGGGCAGGCAGAACGCGGAGTTCCTCCGATTGATGGGGGAACAGAACGAAAAGACGATCCGCGAGCTGGGCGCGATCCGGGCCGATCTGGCGGCCCTGCGAGCGGGATTGGAAGAGTCGCGCCGGGCGGGCGGCGCGGAACGGAGACAGTGACGTGGCGAACGATTCGGCCAAGCGGCAGATGACGGCCCTGCGGGGCTGCGGCCAGGCCGAGCAGATCATCTACCGGCCGGCGGGCAAGCCCGGAGCGCCAGAGTCGGGGATGCCCCGGGAGATCACCGCCATCGTCGATCGCGGCCCGCCCGAGGACATCCTCCACGCCAGGGCCCCGGCCTTGCGGGTGTCGGT